AGGTAATGTTTTCATAAAATCAAATAAATTTACTAAAGCAGATCCAACAAATGAAAAAACAGGTTTTATAGCTTGTATAATAAATGCTGAACCTAAAATAACTTGTTTAGATGCCTCTATCAATCCAGCTGATAGTTTTGCACCAAATACACCGATGAGTTCTGCATTGTTTTCAATAATTTTATTTACCTCTACTAATCCTTGTTTAACAAAATCAAAGAAACCAGCTTGGCCTGTTTCTAATTTAAACTTAAATAGTTTATCTGAAAGCATAGATAATGTTCCAGCAAATGTAGTAGATAAAACTTCTGTAGCTTTCTCAAACTCACCACCCTCACCAAACAGTTCTCTAAATCTTTTCTTGGTATCCTCTACTGTTACCTCTGCACCAGCTTTAAATCCTAGTAAAGCTCTAACACCTCTTTCTCTAAATAGGTCAGCAGATCCAATACCTGAAGAGAATGATCTTTGTATTTGTTCAGCAGTAGTTCTAAAATCTAATCCTGTTACCGATGCTACGTTTCCTGTTAACTGTAATATCTCGTTTAGTTCCTCTGCATTCTTTGTAACAACTGCAAGGTTACCAGCACCAGCTTGTATTTCTTCAAGAGTAAATGGAACTCTAGATGCAAAGTCTATTAGGCCCTTAAATGCTTTATCACCTTCCTGGACTCCTTTAAATAGAAAGGCAAATCGTAATCTAAGTTGTTCTACATTAGAACCTACATCTAAAATTGATTTTACTGCAAGACCTGAGCCTAAACCTAGTATTGCTGATTGAACTGAAAATACCGCAGACCTTAAATTACTTAATCCTGTTCTTACTCCAGCTAGAGCCTGTTTTGTTTTATCTCTTGCTAAAATATTAAGTACTAGATTCTGAGCCATTATATTTTTCTATTCCTGTTATATTCTTCTTGTTCAAGCATCATATAACCTAACCAAGTATTATATTCTTCAGCAGACATTTCTAAAACTTGTTTTAAAGTTATTTTAAGCCTATCCGCAACTACTAACATATTGCGGAGTTCAGGGCTAGTATTTACTTTTTTTTTGCGTCGTATGGAGTGATAGATTGAACCATTGATGTAGATATTCTTGCAAGGACATCAGAGTCAACTTTATGCATTATATCTAATCGATCTTCAGATTTGAATATTTTGTTTCCATCCTTATCAAGAGCTTTCATAATAACTATATCAGCTAATAAACCAACATCGTTAATATTACTTGATCTTTCAAATAAACGTTTTTTTTCTGCTAGTGTAATTGGATTCCAATAAATAATTGTGGGTTTACCACTATCGTCTGGCCATTCTTCAACCTCTAAAGATTGCACACCTAAACTCTCAAAATGAGATTTAGCTCTATTTAGAATAGACATAAATTATTATTCAGTTCCGATTGTTAAAGCACCAGTTCCTTGAAACGTTACAGATCTTGCTACAACGCCATCTAAAGGTTGGTTTACAGACATTCCTGTAACTATACCAGCTCCTTCAAATTTTCTGTCTCCTGAAGATGATCCTTCAGGTAATAATTTAAAAGTTACACTTGCTCCTGAAACTAATTGTGTTTGACCACTATCTGTTTCATCAAAGTGCATTTCTAAAGTACCAGAAAATGATGTTCTACCAGCTATAAAAGATTTTGCCCCATCTTCCATTTTAGTCGACTCTACAACATCCCCAGTTGTTTCCAATGTGAATGATGTCAACTCACCGACTGCTGTTCCGCCTATCGCAACTTGACCTTCTTTGCCATGATGTACTGCCATTTTATATTCCTCCGATTAATTTGTTTATATTAGTTTTCTTCCTCATCGTCAAACTCTTCTTCATCTTCCTCATCCTCTTCTTCTTCCCACTCTTCATCCTCTGCATATTCTTCTTTTATTTCACTGACGATGTCTTTTACTTCTTCACAAAGTAAAGATTCTTTATCATGCAATTTTTCAATAGCATCTATTTTTTTTTCTATTTTTTCTAATTTTTTTTCTATACTAGCCATATCTCTCCTTAAGGTGTTCCTGATTCAAATACATAAATACATCTTATAGTCATCCTGATCCCACCAATAGGGAATAGAGTCCCCTCGTCAGTTTCAACAGATATGACTTCTGTATCAAGTGCATTACCATTTCTAGTAATATCAGATTCTAATTCAGTTTCAATAGCGGTAATTAATTGATTTCTTTTTGTATCAATGTTGACCTCTGCACCTTTTACAAAGCCTGATAAAACAAAATCTATAGTTCCTTGCCTGGTTCTTGCACCCTCACCCATTTCAATATCTTCTCGTGTTTCTTCACTAGTTTGTACTATTACAACAGGATATTGTTTGTCAGAAAGCTCATCTATATCAAAGGGTTGTCTAGTAACCTTTTTAATACTTGGACTTGATATACCACTAATAGTTGAAGCTATGTTTGATGCTATATTCTCTCTAGTACTCATATTCTCATCTTTCTAATTTCTTTTTCCATAAACTGAACAAACTCTTTTTTTATAATCTTTTCAGTTCTTTTATCAAAACCAAAAAACTCTCTTTTAGGTTCGTTCAAGACTTGGTTAAATAAAGCTCTTGTTCTCATCTCAGCATTGTTAAAAAATACAGATGCTTTTCTACTAGATTTAACTTTGCCTGTAATAGATCCTAACATTCTTCCTGAAAAAAATAAATCTACTTTTTGAGACTTCCCTTCTTTTTGTAACCTTTTTAAATACTGATCACTATAAGGTGCAAACCTTCTACGTCTAAAATCTTGTTCTTTTGATGTAAGTTCTTTAATAATTGATTGTAATCTAAAACTAGCTCTAGCAAGGCCCTTTCTTGTTATAGATGGAAACCTATTAAAAAATTTGTCAAAGTTCTTTTGTATAGATTTGACGTTAGACTTTATACGAACGTCTACTGCCATTATCTAGTTAATCTTCTAAATCCGTGAAGAGGCTCTCTTTCATTTACAGATATTGAAGAGTCTGCATCAGAGTCATAGTTTACACCATCCTCTAATATGGATCTAAACTCTTTGTTATACTCTGACATATAATACTCTGCCATTCTCTCAAATCTATCTTTCTCAGCTTCAGGTCTAAACTTTGTCAAAGCTGGTAATAAAAATCTTCCTAAAAATAAATATACTCCAGCTCTTTCAAATTGATCTAAGTCAACTTTTGTGTTTACCATTTCCTCAGTATTTAGAACTGTAATATCAGTGTAAACATTGGTTTTATATACAGGCCACCATTCTATTCTTAATTGTCTAAGTATATCGTTTGTTGTTTGTGAGAAAAAATTAGTCGCCTCAGTAGATCCTGATGCAATACCAAAATCAAATGTGTCAGGTTGATATTTTGTGACATCACTTGCTACAATTACATTTGCTCCTGTAAAATTAGCCATAATTACCTACTATCCACTTTAGAATCTTTCTAATCTTTTTTTTTAGCTTTCTTAACATTTTTTCTTTTCTTTGGTTTTAATTGAACAACCTTATCAGTTATGTCTTTTGGTGTCGCCTTTTTTATTTCTTTTTTCACTGCATCTACAGGGACAAAACCATTTCTCTCAAAATGATTTAAATTAGCTTCATAATATTTTTTATCCTTAACAATTATTTTTCTGCCATTTGTTAATTTAATATCCATAATTCTCTCCTAAATTAAATGTGAGGGCAGTCTCCCACCCTCACAAAGTATCCAATTATTATTGGATTGATGAGTCTGCTTCGATCTCACAACCATTAGTGTCGTTTAACTCGCCAACACCATAGACTGCTGTTGCAACAATCTCATCTGCTCTAAGAGAAGCATCTCTTTGAGTTTCAATTTTAAGATCTTGCATCATTGCTAGTCCTAATGCTTCAGGGTGGAATACTGCACCTTTGTAATCACCAGTTGTTCCTGGATTGTTACCTGAAGAGTCAGCTATGTTAGATGTTTCATAAATTGTAACACCAGCTATTTGACCTACTAAACCTGATCTTAACGCTTCATTACCAACACCTGGATTAGGGTTAGCAAAAGTATTTGTTAAGCCTGATTTTAAATCAAAAGCTACTTGTGGATGAAGTACTGCTGAAAGATTATCACCAGGTACTGCATTTGCTCTAAGTTTAGCCACTGCTTGGAAAATTAACGATGCTGACATAACAGTTGATGCTGATCCAACTGTAGTTGAAAAACCACCAAATAACGCAGTTAAGTCTGTGTCAATTTTTTTTGCGATTGCCTCTCCGAACAGTTTACCAATATCACCAGCAACATTTCTTGGAGCTGAGTTTCTTGCTAAGTCTGTTAGAGTTGTCATTAACCCTTGCTCTGAACAAGTAATTGTTTTTGAAGTTGGGTCAATTGCAGTGTTAGATAAATCAGTTGCTTCATTTACTGCTGAGGCAGAAACTGCCGAGTAAATTGGAACTTCAACTGACTTTCCACCACCAGTTACTGCATAGTTTCTTACAAGTGGTCTCATGATA